TTCGCCCCTGCTTGTCAGGGCGAATACAGTTTTAGTTTATTTGACCTGTCTCGTGCATATCATGTTCCAAATGAAAAATAGAAAGAATTAAAATCCGTTTCGAACGTTCCTAATCTACACACAAAACCTTGAACCTATCCTCACTCATAGCCTCCCACTCAGGCTCATCGTTCGCAAATATTAGTATATGAGGGGGGTTGAAAAGTTTATTCCCTGTCTCGTATTTGGTGTTACAAATCATTCCATTCTTAATGGCTTCTAGAGCAGAATAACTAACTTTATTTCCGTTATTTCTGGGAAGGTCAAAGACAACTAGGTTCGTATTATCCATGTTGGCGTTAAACATTATGTTTATTATATCGCTATAATTACCCTTTCCACAAATGACTGCATTGTAGGTGTATGCAAGATACTTACAAAAGGTGCTTTTACCCATACCCCCATTTTTACTATATACCCAGTAAATTGTACGGTCATCAGGTTCATATGAGAGACAGTTGTCCATTTGCACCTGCCAGTCGTAAAAATCCTCCTTCTTCAAAATCTTTAAAGGTTTCGGGAACCCCCATTCGGTTCGGAACACGCCATCGTGTGTTTCGTCCTTGGCACAATAGTTTCGTTCATTGTCCGTATCCTTCAGTTTCTCCCAATGTATTTGTTTAGGTAGTTTAAACTCAGTATCTCTGTGTGGCTTCTTGCACCATATCATGCCTTGGAGATGAGGCGTCCCATTATCGCCGATTTCAGTTTGGATCTTGCCCTTATAGGCAAATGACTTCAAAACTGCAACTATTGCTTCTATTCCATTAGGGTCATAGTTATTATAAGTAAAGAAGTGGTTTTTACGAGACGCTACTTGCTTTGGTTTGTTTGATGTTGTGGCTAAGGACTGGGTATTGAGTATTACCCCAGTCCCACGACTATCCGCTACTATTTCTGCCATTCTACTAAAGGTAGAGAAAATCTTTTTAAGTTATTTAATTAAAGATTGTTGCGGATTTTTTTATCTTTATATAGGGTATAACCATGCCTTTGAAACGCTTTCGTAAAAGAGTTGCTAGAAAACGCAAGACTGCTCCTCGTATGTCATTTGACAAGCGAGTGTTGTCAGTCGTCAATAAACAGCGAGAACTGAAAGTTGCTGTATTGGAAGGTGAGTTGCCCATTACTGGCATCATTAATGGCAATTCTCTTCTTCAAGTTATGCCCGACGTCCCCCAGATAGGTAATACAGGTGCTGGTGCAGTAGGACAAGAGTTCTATCGTGATGGTAATAGTATCACGCTTAAGAAAATTGTCATGCGAGGGTGGATTACACAGAAGGTTCCTGTGGATAGTGCAGCGTCAAGATTTGTCGTAAGACATATGATACTTCGGCAACGAAGTGGAAACGCAACCGATATTCTAGAGAATAATGGTGCAGATTTCCAGACCAACAACCTTTTAGAAAACTCCCAAGCCTTCATAGGAGATATACGCTCCTTGCAAACGCCTGTTAATAAGAGTGCCTTCGTCGCTCGTTATGACAAGCGTCATTACCTTTCCTCGCCCACAATAAATCAGGCACAGGCTGATGTGGATGGTGACCAATTAAACAGTTTTAAAATGGTACAGAAAACTCTAACCTTTGGTAAAGGCATGAAATTAAAGTATGGAACAGGTGGCAGCGAGACTTCGCAGAACTTTCCATATATTATGACTTTAGGTGCAGCAACGGTTGATGGCATTCCCGCCTCTGGTGGATTGACATTCAACTACACTTGTACTGCTTACTACTTTGATAGTTAAACTTCAGAGATTTATACATACTTTAGCAATAATGCATAAAATATGTATTCCATAACGGCGTACCGCAAAAAATTGTTTTAGCCATGAACTCAACGACCGACCTCAGATCAACTAGTTTGAAATCTGAATTCGCCCCTGCTTGTCAGGGCGAATACAGTTTTAGTTTATTTGACCTGTCTCGTGCATATCATGTTCCAAATGAAAAATAGAAAGAATTAAAATCCGTT